CCTGTGGCCGTCAAGGAATGCTATTCCAACATTGGCAAGCTGCACCTTTAACAGCGCAGCAAGCTCACTATCTCTCTCAAAAATGCCCATGTACACATTATGTTCCCAGCGGAGGGCGTCTTTCGACACATGCTGGTCAAACCGTGAAGCATCGAGCCCAACAGCGCATGGCTGCTCGAAGCTATCCCACTTCATTCTCTTCTTTCTTGCAACCGCCTCCACCGAGAGACCCTTCATCACCACCTTCTCAGAAGCGTCCACTTCCCACTCGTCGGACAATGCTCTATACAATTCTTCCTCAATCCTCCGAGTGTACCGTCCTAGTGCCACGTTAAAGACTGGGGATCGGGGTTGGATCACCCGTGGACACGGATCGGATTTGGGCCCTGAGGCGGCAAATTTGAGCTTCTCAAACTTAACGAAGCTCTTCACCTGCGCGTCTCTTGGACCCCACCCCCGCCTAGCCAGCTCATCGGAAGCTTGGGCATATAGCGCTCGCTTATGCGCGGGACACTGCGCGACAAACTCGCCACAGGTCAACCGTTGCACATCTGGCTCACGCTCCCGCACACGGCGGGCAAGCTTCCGCCCTAAATCGGCTAGGCGCAGCCAAGCCCCGGGGGTGGGCTTGGGTGTCGGCTCGAGCACAGTCTGTCCATTCACACTCACCTCAACGTTGAAAACTCGCTCGTTCAGAGCTCGCAACAAGTTGGGCAGACTGTTGTTGTGCGCCCCCATCTGGACGCAACCGGCCTCGGGCTGCCGAACATACTTACGGCCCGAAGACGGCTTCGCGGAGTCCCACCGCCGCACCACTATGTTAGGATGACACTCAGAATCAACCCCATGATGATACTGTCCCTTCTTAGTGTCCACAGCAGTAGCGACGACGGGACGCCCCTAGGCCCGCAATGCCTCAGGGGCGGCCGCGAACTGGCCCCAGAAGTCGTCATCGTCATCTCGAACGAAAAACGTTTCAACGAGGGCCTGTTTGAACCACCGAACATCCGCGCGGGGAATCACCTGATCGTCGACCGCTTTGCTGACGACCTTCTTAGCCAGCTCCTCAGCAGCCGCCACATTCAAGGCGTTCCGTTCCCGCCTGTGCCCAACCCCGCCAAACAACATCTCCTCTCGCAGGTCACGAAGTGTCCTCAGCCGCTTGAACATCTTGTTGCTGGCGCGATGGTAACTCTTATGACTGCGCCCAACAACCCGATTGGCAAGCTTGGTCAGAAACGATTGTCCTGAAGCCATGCTGACATCAACCTCCCCATTCGTACCCACGCCGAGGAG